GTCCGGTTATTGTTTTACGGAACGGTGGTGGAGTACCGGGGTGGAATTATTGCAGAATACCGGGGTTCGCTGGGAGATATTACTGGATTGACAATTGGACGTATGAGGATAATTGCTGGATCGGTGAGTTGAGCGTGGATGTACTGGGTACGTATCGTGGGACGATCGGGAGTACGAGTTATTATGTGCTGAGAAGTTCAACGAGTTTTGACGGAGATGTCATTGATACTCTGTATCCTACGAAAACCAATGTTACAACGGAAGTGCAGATTTTGGAAGAAGCTGAGTATCCGCAGAAACAGCTGAAAGGCGGAGTGTACGTTGTTGGTGTCGTTGGTGCAAGCGGTGTTAATAAGTATTATGCTATGACGTATAACGAGTTTTCTGTTTTCTCAACACAGGTGTTTAGTAATATAGACTGGGCACAGAGTGATGGACAACAGATTAGTAACAGTTTACTAAAATGTATGTTTAATCCTTTTCAGTATGTTGTGAGCTGTTGTTGGTTTCCTTTTTCTCCAGATGCTATTGGAGGGGAAAACCTTACCGAGGTGACGGGTATTAAATTCGGGTACTGGGAAGTTGAGGTCAAGAGTAAACTTATTTCTGGACAGCCTGTTTTCCGTCATAATTTTATTATTCCGATCAAGAACCATCCACAGATTTCGAGAGGAAACTGGCTGAATAGTGTGCCTTACAGAAATATCAATATCAAGTTTGAGCCTTTCGGACGGTTTTCGATAGACGGGATGTTAGTTGGAAACCGTGATAGCATCAACGCTACAATCACAGTTGATCTTATGAGCGGTATGGCGCAGTTTGCAATTAACAGCGGTACTCAGTATGTACACGTTTCTTCTACACAGTTGGGTGTTCCATTACAGGTAAGTGATTTACATTCCGATTTGATCGGAGCGGCATGGTCTGGAATTAGTGGGATTGCCGCCGCTGTGAGTGGAAATTTTCTTGGAGCTATGCAGAGTGTTGGTAATGCCGCAAGCAATCTGAAAGAACAGGTTAGCAGTCGTGGTAGCAATGGTAGTATGTTGAGTGTGTTAACCAGACCTAGCGTTGAATACTGTTTTATGTTGCTGACAGATGAGGACAGAGCCGATAATGGTAGGCCGCTCATGAAGAACGGGACGTTTGCAAGTTTGGGTAGTGGGTACTATGTGGTTGATAACGGAAGTACGTCACTCAGAGGTGCTACTAAGACGGAACTTGACAAGGTTAAGAGCTTTCTGGAATCGGGGGTGTACTATCAATGAGAAGTTTCCCGGGAAGTAATTCAATACTATTCACGGTTGTGTGTGCGCTAGGTCAGAGTGGCATTATTCCGTGGGGTGGAACAGGCACTAGTGGTGTAGGTGGACTGATGGCTTATGCTATGAACTGGTGGATCGAGAAGTGTAATGATCCGAATGTTGGGTATCACATGGACTATAGAGAGGAGCAGACTATTGATGGTATTACGTATTATGATTGCAGTAGTTTTGTGTATTATGGCCTTCTTCATAGCGGTTTTCAGTTAACTCCCGGTGGTGCGTTCACGACTTGGAGCATGGGAACGGTTTTGAAGAATCTAGGTTTCAAGGAATTGCTTGTGGGAAGTGATGGTTTCGAATATCACGTAGGCGACATTCTTGTAACTAATAGCGGACATCACCATACCGAAATTGTACATGATGTGGATAACGGTGGGCATACGATGGGCGCGCATGGTAGGGATAATAGGGCGTTACCCGATCAGGTAAGTATTAATACTTATACGATTGCGCAAGGTGTTCAGTATACACATTGTTACAGATTCCCGTATACAGGCGGAGAATGGTCAGTCGGTGGAAGTAGTGAGTATTTCGGAAGCCCTACACAGCCGTTAGGCGGTAACAACGAAAAGCAGATTAACAACGCCACGATTATTAAGAACTACTGGACAGCTCAAGGATGGACACTGGAAGCTATCTGCGGTTTCCTTGGAAATGTGCAACAGGAAAGCACTTTTAACCCTGCGCTAGTTGAGATAGGCGGGACTGGACATGGTTTCGTGCAGTGGACACCGCCAACGGATTTGTATAATGTGTTAGATGCTGTGTACGGTAAGCATGACGACTGGGCAGACCCACAAAAGCAGTTGACAGCAATCCTTGCTGAGTATCAGCAGAAAATGGGTATCAAGAACTGGGGTATTGAACCTCAGTGGTATATAGAGTTGGCTCCTGTTGACTATAGGTTGCAGTGGAATGAGTATATCAAGAGCACTAAGGACGTTGGTTATCTTGCTAGAGTGTGGGAGTATTGTTATGAGAGACCTGCAAGTGCACATCCTGAAAGAGCGGCTAATGCACAGGCGTGGTATGAATATTTTAATAAGACAAGTTAGGTGGTGATAGAGTATGTATGATATTGGAGTAGGTGGAGCACCATACAGTTACGATGAGATTAACGTGTATAACAGTCAGTTTTCACCTAGCACGAATCATTGTAGAAATACGCAGTTGTATAATTACTTTGTCCGGTACTTATTGCAGAAGGCAATGAGCGTAATGAAATGGGAAGTACCTGAGAACTGGGATTTGAGTTACTTTTTATATTGTCTGTACTGTTGGGGTACGGTTGCGGTTGTACGGACTGACAAGTTTGGCGTGATTCCGCAAGGGTGTACGTTGACAGGATATAATGTGTATTACCGACCTCTGAAAGCGGTGATTAGTAATCCGTTGTTGAAGGGGATTCTTGAACCTGTCATAGATGTTCAGTGCGTGCTTTTCAAGTGCACACCTGACTACGGTGGAATTATGGATCTTGTGGGCAGGTATGCAGATGAAATGGCAATATGTATGGAGTCTGTCGATATGAATAACATGAACAGTAAGCTTGCTTATATGTTCGCCGCTAATAATAAGGCAGGTGCTGAGAGTCTTAAGAAGGTCATGGACTCTATCATGAGAGGTGAGCTTGCTGTATTCTATGATAAGAAACTTAATGTAGAGCGTGGTGAGACAGTAGTTGAGCCTTGGAGTGTGTTTGCTAATGATCTGAAAGGCAATTATATTGCAGGCGATATTCTTGATAACATGAGAAGGCTTGAGGAAATGTTCTGTACTGAGATCGGAATTCCTTCTGCGAGAAGCGACAAGAAAGAAAGAATGGTTGTTGCTGAAGCAGATAAAAATGATATCGAGACAGTTAGCCGTATAGAGATGTGGTTAGATGACTGGAAGTTGAGTTGCAAGAAGGTTAAGAAGTTATTTGGAGTGAATGTGAGTGTTAATTGGAGACATAATCCTAATCAGCCAACGGGAGGGGGTGACGGGGATGGCAATGTTAACGTTACAGGGGCTTTATAATTATGACAGTAGGTTGTTCGATCTGATGAAAGTCCCGAAGCAGTTGAATGTTAATACTGTGATAAGGACGTTGTGCGACAGGACAAGAGAGTTGGAACTGTTATATCCTGAGTTAACGTATATGAAACAGAGAATTGGAATATGGTCAGACAGAAATCAGTGGTCATGGCAGAAGATGTGTGATGTACTTGAGAAAGAGTATGATCCGATCGAAAACTATGACAGGACTGAGGAGTGGAGCGACCAAAATCAGTCGACAGAAACAAGCCATGACCAGAGCGATGAGAGTAACGGTTTTGAGAACGTAAGGACTGATAATCTAAAAGAAAAGAACAGCGGAACGAACAGGAGACAAAATGTTGCTTTCAACAGTGGCTTGACGGATGCTGAAAAAAATATTGTTGATGGTGTAGTTGATAATACCGGTACTCAGAAGCACGTAGAAAATGGACACAAAAATACTGTTAATGACGGCGACAAGAGTGGTAACTCTAGTTCTACACATGCGGGTAGAATACATGGTAACATTGGTGTTACAACTACACAGCAGATGATACAGTCTGAGTTGGAGCTTGCGAAGTTTAACATTTATGAGACGATTGCTGACAGTTTTGTGCAAGAATTTTGTCTCATGGTATACTAGGAGGTGTAAGTATGAGTATTAATTTAGGGCCTTATTCAAATTTTCATGACATGAATCTTGACTGGCTTATCACGGAATGGTATCACACCAAAGAAGCCCTTATGGGTGATCAGCATCAGTGGGAAGAATTCAAAGAAAACATGAATAAAGCTTGGAACGACTACAAGACAGCAGTCGATGGTAGAATTACAAGCTTTGAAAGCGAAACAAACTCAAACATTGACGAAAGATTTCAGACAATTATCAAAAGTAACGAATCATATCAGAAAGCTATCAATGCAAAAGTTGATGCAAATACAACCGCAGTTGAGGATCTGAAAAAGTACGTAAATAACTATTTTAGCAATCTTAATGTACAGACAGAAATTAACAACAAGATTGACAGCATGATTGCTAATGGCACATTCTTAGATGTTATCCACGATCAGATGAGTGCGACTGTTCAGAAGTGGCTTGATACGCATATCACACAGCCAACAGTTCCCGCAGTTGATAACACTCTGAGTTTTTCGGGTGTGTGTGCTGACAGTGCGACAGTTGGAAAGTTCGCAATGCTCGACAGAGTTGGTCTTACTAATAGTCCGGTTTCACTTGATAATTTAAGTCCCGGTGTATACTATCTTACGAAAGAAGTCATTTCGGCTAATTTTAGTAATGTTTTAGCAGGTGACAGAAATGTTCTTGTTGTTTTCAAGTCAGTCGCTTTCAGCGGTCAGTCATTATATTGTTATTCTAATGATAACACAGTCCATATCTATGACAGATTTAACGTTAATCTGACTGGTAATTTTACATCGTCCGCATGGATTGAAAGAGGTTATCTTGACAGCGGACTTACCAATTTTGTAAATGGCGTTGTAAGTAGCTCACAATTCAGAGCGAATGGAATGGTAGTAAGGCCATCAATCATTAATGGTTATAACTATGACAATTACAACCCGGACAACATGGTCAACGCAGGTGTGTACTATGTGAGCGGTAACTGGGTGTTCGAAAAAGTTAAACCCCGAAGTATTAATAACGCAGAAGATATCGAGGACAGTGTTATTCTTGTAATGCCTACTAACAGTGCTGATGAATTAATACAGATTATATTCATCAATTATGATGTCACGAAAACTGCTTATATTGATGTATATTACAGACAAAAAATTAAGAACACCAATACAGAACATGTAGTGTGGAATCAGTGGATTAATATTAATACGAAAGTGATGAGTGAAATCACCAATGTAAAAACCAGTTGTTACACTTCTCACGCATCGGGCACTTACGGAAAGAGTGAACTGGATCACGTGCTCACAGCCGGTACATACTCAGTAGATGCTACCGAATTTACAGACAATTTAGCATCCGCTAAATACGGGTTCTGTACTGTGACACCTATCAAAAACGGTACTGTGATTTACCAGAATGTTACTCTTGTTGATGCAAATTTCAGTACGGAAGCGCACGTTATCCGAGGATATTCCAACGGAAAGTGGAGCACTTGGAGTGATATCTGATAATACTACTCCACTTTAGTTAAGTAAAGTATTTTTCGAAAATATGTTTTCCTTTGTGTGCGTCCGTGGTGGACAAACAGGCTATTTTGTGTCTGTCTACCACGGACAGACTTTTGCCTGTGT